GGTCATTTGCTCGCGCTGGCGGAACAGCGTCATCTTCGCGACGCGCTGGGCGCGGGTGGGGTCTGTGATTAGGTTTAGGTTCAGGTCTAGCGTATTTTCGATTTCAGCGTCCTCTGACAGGAACGCTGCCGACGTAACGGCTGGGAAGTCTGCTTCAGTATAGTCAGCCTCGGCATGAATGAACTTGCCGATGACCCGGTTGTAATTGTCTCGGCGTGATTTGCGCGTTGGCAGAGTAATTCCCGACCGGAAGTCGTCTAGCGTCAGAGACATTTCCGATGAAGTGAACTCACCCACCTTCAGCTTCCACTGACCGCCTGCCCAGTACAAGACGCCGCCACAAGCGCGGATCATATCCGACAAGGTTGTTTCTGACGTTGATGACGTGTTGACAACGCCATCAATAGTATAGCGCTTCTGGGTGCCCCCGGCGGAAACGGTTACATTCTCGTCAGATGTAGTGACAGCAGCAGCGAATGCAGTGGTGTTGATGCTATCGTCGTTTAAGCCGTATCCGCTGCGAATGTAGTCTCGGATGACCAAGGCTGCGTTTGCGCTTTGCGGATAGGTGGTCGCGGCATCAGACATGTCCAGAACTTGCTTGCCTTTGACCACGCACGTAAATGTCGGGATGCCGCCGCCGAACCGCTTCGCTGAATATTCCAAGCGCACGTAAAGGTAAGCAATCCCGGCCCCGACGAAATCATCGCCGATGTCGTTGTTAGTTTCCGCAAGCAAGGTGCTGCTGAGAGACGCGCCAGACACATTGTCGAAGGCGTCGGTCACCGCAGTCTGCGCGCCTCGGTGCTTATAAATATATATCTTATCGCCCCAGCGATCAGTCGTCACTTGCCCGCTGCTGTTGATCGTGACGATCTCGTCGTTGATGTAGATGTCGCCAAGTTCTTCGCACTCATGCCCAGCCACTGCGATGATGAGGTGGAGATACTTGTTCTTGTTGCCGGTGGTTTCGAGGTAAGTGACGACACCGCCCTTTCGCACCTTCCCATATACAATTTCTTGCGGCGCAGCAGGCTCGCGGATGTTGGTCGTTATGCCTTGATTCTGCCCCGAAAGAGACGGCGCAAGCAGCCTGTTTGCGGCATAGGTGAGCGCTGTGAAACCGGCATAGGCAATAACTGTGGCAGTCGTCAGGCTTACAGTCACGCCCGCTGTTCCTAAAGCGGTGACAATTGCTGGCGCTACAGCCGCTGGCATATCCAACCTCCGAAACAATCATTAAGAGGTTTATACACCAAATCTTCCGCTCCTACGAACACTGCGCGCACAGGCGAGGTTTTTATTCCGATGGCGTGGCGAGTGTAATATCGATCCTCAGTCGCTGAAAGCACAATGCCGCCCCTATCCAACTCATCAATGCTGGATCGCGTCCATCTGCTGTCAAACGCTTCTTCTAGTTTTGTGCTGCCAAAGTGCTTGACCATATTATTTGCGAAAGCCTTTGGCCCAAGATCATTGTAAGTGCCGATGAAGTCGTCAGCATAACCATGACCATAGACCTCCTTCCAGGCGCCGTTCGTGAACGTGAAGCAGTCATGCGATCCAAGCTGGAACGACTTGCCCCGCTGGCTGTCTATGTATCTAAGCAAAGACATTTCTTGCCCTAGAACCCACCGTCGCCTGACGGCTCGCTGCCCATAGACGATGCTGAAGAAGACCTAGAAGACCCGCCTTGGATTTTCCGACCCCAAGCAATCTCTTTGTCTTGCAGCTTCTCAACGAAATCGAAGAACGTATCTCCAGGGTGACGCAGCTTGTGGTTCTCCGATGTGTAGCGTCGAATATTGGGCCGCTGAAGGTTGATCAACGTACTCTCGACTGTCACCTCGACAGTCACAACCTGCCCATCGTCAGCGATTGTCATCACGTCAATCAGACCAGCGAAGGTCTCAACCTGACTCAATGATCCGTTGTTATCGGTGCCGATATATATTTTCGCTATTCGACCCTGGTAAGGCTCCTGCAACGCGGCGCTAATAATAGTCGAGGAAAGGCCGGTTAGGGTTATCGACGCACCCTTGGCTGATAGATCCGACGCCTCATCAATCCCGCTAATCGAAAGCAGGGAGCCGCTGCCGGTAAATGTCTCGCCTTCGCTCCATGCCTGGGTATCGTCCCAAGTGTCATCGTCGACCCAATATCCGCCAATCGTGATATCACCGTGGCCATTCCAAAGGCGAACTGTGCCACCATCGAACTGCAACTCGACAGCGTAGAAAAGCGTGACCTCATCCGCCGCCAGGTCGGTGATCATTTGCGCAGGCAGCGACCTAGTCATCAGATCGCCTCACGCGCCGAGAACGTGATGCTGTACTGCTGGATGTCAGCCACCCACCCGGTGTCGTTGTTAGCCAGCCTAAAGCGCCCCACAGGACTGCTGACGACCATTGCGCCGCTGCGCGAACTTCTCAGCCCCGGCCATATCTCCAAATTAAAAAAGCCAGAACCATTAGTGTTGGTATCAGCAAGCACCTTATGCAGCGTTGCCGTCGATCCGCTTCCGAACTGGACATAATCGCCCTGAAGCAGATATCCTGTTTGGAGAGCCGGGGCGCCCGTGACAAAAATCGTGGAGCCGATCTGGCTGCTGATGACTGGGCTTCCCGCCGAGGTCGATGCAGTTCCACGGGCTGTCGCGCCATTCGGATCTCCCATTGTAAATGTGCCAAGCTGCCCACGGAGCGAGAGGATAAAGGCGTTCCACACCTCCGCGTCAGAACGATCCTTGATCGGTGGCAGCGTGATGTCAGCTTCCCACATCTGCCCAGAATAGGCTTGTGCCTGGCCCTGGAAGGTAAACGGCGAGAAGTTATAGGCGACCGCATTTCTTGCGCGGAATGCGATGTTTCGAATGCCCGTCGCAGTCGGCAAGGATAGGGGATAGGTGATAGCCATTAGGCAAACGCTCCTCCGTATGCCCCGCCACGCTTGCGCGCGTCGAGGACAGCCGCTTTAGCGTATTCGCCGATCTGCGGAAGCATGGTTGTCATCTCGGCCCTGACGGTCTGAGCCACGCCGGCAGAGACGTTGATATTCTGGACGACTGTGACGCCCTGGCCCTGGCCTTTGGTATGGTCAAGAATGGTTTCGCGAGGATGGATCACTGCCATTCTGCCGCCCTTACCATCCAAGCCACCTGCCCGCGCGCCATTGCCGGTGTATCCGCCCCCATTTGCCGATGGCAATGTCAGTCCCGCGACAGGCGAATTAAACCCGCCACCGACGCTAGGTGCACCACCGCCAAACATGCCTCCGAGCGCTCCCGATATGAACCCAGTGATCCTCTGAACGACGAAGATGCGGAACAACTGATTTATGATATCACTCGCCATTGCCTTGAACGCATCCTTCACGCTTTTGGTGCCTTCGATCACCGAAGTAAAGGCGTTGCCGAAAGCATTTGCCGCTTGCTCTTGCGCGCTTTGAATCTTCTTCATCTCATCAGACAACTCCGGCAGCTTTCCTTTTGCTGTCGCAGTCATGTTTTTAATCGCTTCTTCTGCGGCAGCAATATTGCTTTCTAGTTTGGATGCCTCTTGCCCTATCTGGTCCAGCTTAATTGGGTCTATGATGCCAGCTTCATATGCCAGACGCTTAGCCGCTTCTGCCGCTTCGTCCAGCCGAACAGCCAAGTTCCCGCCACCAGACTGGCGAATTTCAAGTTCACGCTGCAACTCATTCAATTCCTTCAGAGGCCCCCCAAGAATGGCAAGTCTCGCCGCGAATTGATCGGCAAATTTACTCGTTGATTTGCCCGCGCCTTTTGCGGATTCAGAAACATCTTTAAAGGCGTCAGAAGTATTAAGTAGTCCCAACTGAACACGGGCGAAATCTGCGAGAGCCTTGTCAAAACCAGCCGCGCGTGGGTCAAAGATAGTATTAGCAAATTTCTCTTTAATGCCTTTCGGACCTTTCATAGATTCGTTTATGGCTATGCTAAATTTTAACTGACGTTGCAATTGTTCAGATTGCTCTTTTAGAGCATTTAAACCGTCTTTACTGTTTTTAAGAGCCTCTTGCCGTCTCTTGTTCATTTCTTCTGCGGCATCACCCCTTGGGCCTGCTTCTTCAAAACGCGCTTGCGTTTTTTGAATTTGCGCTTGTTTTTCTGCAATCGCTGTTCTTGTGACGGCAATACCTCGCCTCAGCTCAAGTTGGGTTATATTGGACAGCCCAAGAGAAAGCAGCGCAATTTCGTCGCGCTGCTTCTTCATCTCTTCCCTAGACTTTTTCAGAGAATCTCTAGCCCGGTCCACAGCCCCAGACATAGTATCAAAACCATTCGCCGACTTTTGAACCGCAACTGCAACCGCCGAAAAGATCGCAATACCTGCACCGACTACAGCACCCATTGGTCCAAAAATGCCAGCAAGCTGTGCGCCCTGCTGACCAAAAGCTTGGAGCGCGTTAGTGCCGCCACCAACTTGAACGAAGAAGTCGCCTACCTGATAACCAGCTTGCTGAAGCGCGCCCTTGGCCCACTTGTTAGTTGCCACAGCATTTTTGTTATAAGCGTTCGCGTTGCGGTTTAATGAACCAGTAGAACGCTTAATACGCCTGTCTAGATCATTGACAGCATTTTGCGCCTTTTGAAGATTCTGAGTGGCAGAGCGCGCGTCAGCAGAGACGACGATATTGATATCATTTGCCATTTTCCGCGCGCTCCTGCGTTATCGAATAGTATGCGACCCATTCATTGTATTCGTTCAGCGACATTTGCTCAATCTCAGGGATTGTCAGGCCAAGCCTTTCAGCCAAGGCCAGCAAGTTCATTCGGAACGGGTCGCTCCTTAGTTTTTTTCATGATCCTCAATGCTATCTGCGTTGAAGATAGCGCCAAAAACCTTAGCCAAAACTGATACATCTTCACCCATAAGGATGGGCTTATCCTCCAGGGTGAACAGCTTTTCGCCCTGATCGTCTTCAGCCTTAGCCAAGATCAGATCGACCATCGCACCAAGTGACGGATTAGCCATAAAGTTGGGATGCTTTCGCGTCACCTTCTCAATGTCTCTGGCCGACACTTGACTAAAGTAGAGGCGAAGAGGTTCCCCATCTTCGCCCCACTGATCGACCTCTACATGGCCTTTCGCAAGATCTGCGCGTTTGGCAGCAATACGTTCAGCAAGCCTCACAGATTACACCGTCGTCGCTGTTAGATCGCCGGTGCCTTGGACAGAGATGCTGGCCTCTACCATGCCGTCAAACGATGCTGTCCGACTTACGCCCGTGACAATGGCCGATCCGCTGTAATAGGTGTCGCCGCTGGCATCGCCTTCAGGGTATACCGCCAAAGTAACTTCAGCACCGTTAGTCAAAGCGCCCTGACCTGTCGTGTCGGTTTCGTCCCAAAAGACATCGACAGTGCCGGTAAACGTCTTGAGAGACGGCTTGTAGGTTCGAGCGCTGTCGCCCATGCTGGTATCTTCTAGGGTGTCTGCCGTCTCTTCCAGAGAGTAAGAGCGGATTTCAGCGATCGCGTTTGCGCCGACCTTGACGGTCCCTTCGCTGCCGGTATGAGTAGCCATAGGAGCCTCCTTTATCTGGCCGTACTTGCGTCAAGTATGCTTGTAACATACGCAACTTCGAAAGTCATGGAGGCAATGCCCACGGGCTGTTCTGCCTCTCCATTATAGTCAATCTCAGTGCTGATAAGGTGTATCTGTTTAGCCAAGCCGTTTACCCTAAAGTCAGCGCCGATTGCGTCTTCAATCTGAACGCAGATCGCGTCCACATCATCGTCGAAAGTGCCCACCGCCCGCGCGTACACATCCACGGTCAGTGACATGCTTCGCTGCAAGGTAGGCGGCTGGAACGACATCAAGTTCGAGGTCTCGGAACTTGTGTAGACTGCGATGGCAGGCAGTTTGGCTTCCGACAAAGGATAGACGCGCGAGGTGTAAACCCGGCTCGAAACAAGCGTGACGCCAGTCGTTAAGACTGAAGCAACTCTGTCTCGGATGTCTTTACGGACGTGAGCCATCAGACCTTTTCCAACTGGATTTCCATGACGCCAGTGCCATCGTCTATCCAAGCTTTTATCTTGTAATTGTCGGAGCCGATAGACAGCGCCTGATCCTCCGCGATGGAAGCGAAGTCTGCTGTGCGCGCCGTTAGCCGTGGCTGCGCTTGATGGATTGGCACAAAACCTGGCCCTTCGACAGGCAGAGTTTCATTGTCAAAGATTGCTGAGACAGTCCCACCATCATACGTCACGGACACAGCGAACTCATCTGTGTCCATAATGGTTGATATATCTGCCGCAAAATCAATCGTCATCTTTGATCACTCAGTCTTTTTAGCAGTTCTGCGAACACGCTTTTTAACAGCAGGCGAATCGCTTTTTTCCAGACCTACAGACCTGTCGGCAGGCTTTGGCGATGGCGCATCAGCTTTTGCCGCGCGCCCCATAGATACCAAGTTGTTTGCTTCATCTGGCCCAAGATCAACAACGTCGCCGGCTGATCTGCGCTGACCTGCTGCTATGCAGCCTTTTAGAATGACATATGGCATTGGAACCTCATTCGATGGGTTGGAGGGGCCGCGAAGCCCCTCCATTGACAGCACCATTATGCGCCGTCGTTGTTATAGGCGAACGACACTGCGTGACGAACCGCAACGTCAACCGTCTGGAGCGCAACGATGCGAACCGTGCCGGATGTCGAGGCGGTGTATGGGTCAACAGTGATGTCCAGACCGCCGTACATGCCGATCAGCAGGTCGCTGAAGTTGCCGAAGTACAGGTCGCCAGCGGTGACCTGATTCGACACGATGGCACGATAGCCGTTCATCGTGCCACCTGGCTCAATAACGAACTGACCTGAACCAGCGTCCTTCACGGTCGTTTTCAACGCGCCGTACATGGAAGCAGGCAGGATGTAAGCGAGGTTGCCCATGAGAGCATTGTCCTCGGCTACAGCCGTTTCCATGGCTACAACTTCTGCGAACGTCGGGTTGACGCCAGCGAAGCTGGTTGGAGTGTTGATGCCTGAAGTGTTCGAGACGCCTGTCGGCTGACCCGAAGAACCAGAACCGGACAAGCCGCCAAGGTCAATCGTCAGCGCAATGCCTGTTGCCAGGTCGTTACGCACCAGAGCCTCAACGTCAAGCGATGACTGCTGCATCATCAGGCGAGTGATGTCCGTATGTGCGCCAAGCACTTTCGGGGCCATCGTAACCTGACCGACGGTAGGCTCGCTTTCGCCGCTTGCTCCACCTTCAGTGCTGATCCAGCCAGCCGTCGAAGCTGCGGTCTTCTTGGGGATTTTGACATCGCCCTGAAGGCCCGAAAGCATCGTTGCACCAGCCTGCATGACAGATGAGGCATTCCGCAGAACGTCGATGAAGTCACCGCCACGGAAGTCTTCCGCGATGATACCAGCATCGTCAGAGGTGTTCATGTCACGCTTCATGTTCCATGAACGACGCACGTCAGTCGGGATGTACAAGCCCTGTGGATCAACGCCATCACGCTTGGCCGCTTCAGCCGCCGCTTCGAACTCGAAAGATGCAGCAGCTTGGGCGCCACGATCCGACGGGTTTGACATTGCACGAAGTGCGCGCATGAGGGAGAAGTCACGAACCTCTTTCTTGGTCAGACCGATTTCGGTCTCATCAAGAGGCTTGTTGCCGATGACTTCGAGCAGATCTCCACGGAACTCCGCGAGGGATTTGCCATTGCCGACAGCTTCGTCAGCCATGTCACGCTTGTTGTGCTTCGCGGCGAGACGGTACATCTCGGCGGTTTCTTTGGCAGCGGAGCGGGCAGCTTCAGCCTTCACCGCTTCCACGTCGATTTTGACTTCTTCAGTCATTGTGGGTTCCTCCTTTCGAGGAATAGGGGTTGGTGTGTGAAGGTCGTCCTCTGCGCTGCGTCCAACGCCGACTGTCCGGTCAGCGGGGATAGATACGACAGAAACTTCCATAGGCGACCAAGAAGACACTCGGTAGCGATCCTTGTCTTCACGGTCCATTTTGTTGACTGCGTAGCCAACAGAGACGTTAGAACGAATGCCGTCCTTCACGTCATCGAAGACCTCTTTGGCGAGCGCACTTTTTCCGAAGCGCACTGTCCCGCGCAACCGCCGGGAACCACCATCAAGGTCTACGTTCTCAACCACGCCGATCTGCTGGCGTGGGTCATGGTCAAGCAGGAGAGGCATTCGCCCAGAACGAGCAAACTCCAAGTCGATGCTTGTTTCAGAATGATCTAGGATTTCATCGCCGAACGACCGGCCCACCGGCTCTTCGCTCGAAATAGCCATGCGAACGGTCCGCATATCTTCATCGATGACCTTCGCGCTGCCGTCCATCGCGCGGGTTTTCATGTCCTCGCGCGCCGTCCGATCCTCTTGCTCGTCTTCCACAACAGGTTCTTCCGGCATTTCCGACTTACCAAACGTGATGACATAGGCGTCATCCGTCTCTTCGATATCTTGGATGTGACGCTCTTCAGTCATGTCTTCACTCCGTTTTGTGGACACTTGCTCTGCCCTCTCATCGCGTTCAATTTCATTGTAACGAGCGCGATACCAGTCACGACCAGCCGCGCCACCCCATAGCATTGCGGAAGCATAAGCTGGACTGTCTCTTTCCTCAGAAAGAAAACGTTCATTTCTTCCCCACCATCTATTCGCCTTGCGAACCCATTCTTCTGAAACGCTATCGCCGTTCGCAATTCGCGTCGCCATGCGAATGGTTGCAGGCTGTATTCCATCCCCGGTCAAGCCCTTTTCGTGCATCTCCAAACCGCGACGATAGTTCCTGACAACTTCTGACGGAGGTCGGAATGACTGTCGTTTTTCTAGCGTGTCATCATTCATCTTCGCTTCCCTCCTGAATGAACGGAGGAATTGGCAGCTTTGACCCAAACGGCTGATATGCCATAGACAGACCTGCGCGAGCGGCATCATCGCCATCGCGCCTGATCTGTTCGAACGTCTCGTCAGCATCTCGCCCGTAGTTCGCCGCGATATCGCTGTGGCTGAGAATGCCGTTTTGCAAGCCGACTACTGCTGCATTCATTTCTTTGAGAGGGTCGACCCATGAAAAGCCTCGCGGGCGAAACATGAAGCTGTTCGAAAACTTCTCATATTTTC